ATCTTCTGCAGGTATTGCAACCATTGCCGGTTATGCATCTTCTGCAGGTATTGCAACCTATGCATCTTCTGCAGGTATTGCAACCATTGCCGGTTATGCATCTTCTGCAGGTATTGCAACCTATGCAGCATCTGCAGGTATTGCAACCATTGCCGGTTATGCATCTTCTGCAGGTATTGCAACCTATGCCCAGGGGTTAATAGGTACTCCAAATCTTATTGTGGGTATTGTTACTGCCACAAGATTTATTGGCGATGGCTCGCAGTTAACTGGTATTGTAGCGGGATCTTCATATGCAGCATCTGCCGGTATCTCAACAGTTGCTCAAGGACTAACCGGTACTCCAAATCTTATTGTGGGTATTGTTACTGCCACAAGATTTATTGGCGATGGCTCGCAGTTAACTGGTATTGTAGCGGGATCTTCATATGCAGCATCTGCCGGTATTGCAACCTACGCAAATGTCTCTGGTATTGCATCCTATGCATCTTCTGCAGGTATTGCAACCTTTGCCGGTTATGCATCTTCTGCAGGTATTGCAACCTACGCAAATGTCTCTGGTATTGCATCCTATGCATCTTCTGCAGGTATTGCAACCTTTGCCGGTTATGCATCTTCTGCAGGTATTGCAACCTTTGCAGGTTATGCATCTTCTGCAGGTATTGCAACCTTTGCCGGTTATGCATCTTCTGCAGGTATTGCAACCTACGCAAATGTCTCTGGTATTGCATCCTATGCATCTTCTGCAGGTATTGCAACCTACGCAAATGTCTCTGGTATTGCAACCCAGATCACTAGTGCAATCACAGGCTCCGGGCTGACTCTTGCCACCAACCGCCTTGTCGGTCGCAGCACGGCTGCCACAGGCGCACCAGAAGAGATTGCGCTGGGCGGGGCGTTGTCTTTCGTTAGCACCACTCTTGCATTCTCCGATGTAATCAAGCTGGTAGTCAGCAACAAAGGCGAAACCGCTACCGTCGCTACCAACTACGTTGAAACAACCGTGCAGCGTGCCTGCACAGTTATAGGTGCGTTTTGGGAATTGGCCCCCAGCGCCACTGGCAGCAGCAGCAGCCAGGCAATGCTCTACGCCCGACGTAGTGGCACCAAGACAAGCCTGCTGAGCGCCAACGCTTCGCTGGCATCTTCAGCCATCCTAACCGATGCCACAAGCCTGCTCACCGGCTCCCAAGCCCTCGCGGCTGGGGACACGGTTGGAGTTGACCTGGTGGCGATTGGCACCGGATCATCCGGCCACATTTTCACAGTCATCGTTCGCTACTCCTAAATCCCATGACCATCATCACAAACCCCACAACCGGCGTCGAGTATTACACCGACGGCCCCCTAGAAGGTCAGAGCGTGGCGCTCTATGTGCCCGTTGTCAACGGCCAAATCCTCAATCCTAGCGGCGTGCGCTGGCCGTTCCTATATGGCGGCGAGCATGACCAGTCTGCCGACTATTACGAACTGGTGCCTTTCATCTCGGTTTCATATGACCCCGAGCTGTTTGTAGTTGACAGCGAAAACAGTGGCTGGGAACTGAGCGCCTTCGCGGAAGGCGTCCACGCCGGTCACCCTCAGGGCACCTATAAGTACAACCAAACCATCAAACGCCGCAGCGTTGTTGAATTGAAGACACTGGCCAAGGGTTACGCCGATCGCCACAACGCAACTTTGTGGCCGCAGGAGAATGGCTACACTGAGAAGTTGGCTTACGCGAAAGAGCAAGTGGCTGCTAACAATCGCCTGCCACAATTCCTGTCATTGATCTCACGACATGAAGCGCTGCTACAGGCATCATTCCACAATGACGCCCGCCTGGCTCAGCTTTACAGCGAGATCGAAGCAGCTGGTGAAACAGGTGCCGTTGATTTTGTGGTTGGCCAGATGGCAACTGAGGAGTTCCCAGAGGGCTGGGTCAATGGCATCCCCGAGTGATGGAGTTCGCCTCCTGCCACCATGGATCAGCCCTGCCGCCGGGAAGCCGAATCGGGAGGTGCAGCCAGTGATTACTGTGCAACGGAGAAGATCAGGTAGCGCCCTCTGGACCCTGGCAAATACCGCGACCGAGTTACTGCTGCTGCCGGACGAAGCAGGGACTATCACGACTACATCGGGAGCGGTAAGTCAGATACGAGATTTTAAGAACAACGGCCGGGTATTTGACGGAGCCGCCGGAAGTCGGCCCACGGTCACAGCAAATGCGCTGAATGGCAAAGCGAGCCTTACTTTTAGCGGCACGCAATGGTTAACCTTTGCAGGCTTAGCGTCAGTGTTCAATTTTCTCCACACAGCGGCCGGTTCCGGTGCGACGGTTGTTGCCGTGTGGAGAGCTGGAACCAACAGCAACCCTAACGCTTTTTACAGCTTGTTAGGGAACAGTGCCTTTGGAACACTAAACCATGGCATCGCTATGGGTTTTGACGACAGGCTAAGTGCCGTCAAAAACGAGTCGGCGCTTGCCCAAATTGTTCGCGGTGTCTCTGGCCAGGCTACAGCGCAAAACGCATCAGCGGATAATGCGCACCCAGTAAATACACCTGTAATAATTGTGCATACATCTAACCCCGCCGCATCTCTTCCAGCGAATAGATCAATACTCCGCATCAACGGTACAGAAATCAAAAATAATACACTCACAAACGCCGCCTCTACGGCAAACGCTACATTTCCGCTGCAGATCGGGGCAGCCGGCAATAATGCATTCCCGCTTGTTGGTCAGATATATATGATTGGAATCTTGCCCCCTGGCACTACCCAGGACACTATCCTGCTGGCAGAGGGCTACGTTGCCGGCCCAGTGGCAGGATGGAATCTACAGGACAGGCTGGTTGCGGGCCACCCATGGAAATCGGCCGCTCCGACAGTCTGACCCCACCACAGGACCACAGACCTCGCCCCTATGACCACATGGCACCGGGGCAGCCGAAGCTAATAATCAGAACAGAAATAAACTTAAGAATCAGATTGCTACCTTGCAAGACAAGCGCGACAAGGACAACGAAAAGACAAAACCAATGAATTCACAGTCTTAACCAGTGAACAGGCGACCGAAGTGGATCTAGCAGTTATCCAATAAATGGTTTTAAAAGTGAATAATTTATAAATAATTCATACTAATAGACACGATTAATGAAACTCTTCACCGAAGAAGCCCAAGACGTTAAGATGCTTACCGAAAGTGTAAACGGTAAGAAGAAACTCTACATTGAAGGGGTATTTTGTCAAGCAGAAAATAAAAATAGAAATGGTAGAGTTTATCCATTTCAAGTTCTCAATAATGCGGTAAACTTCTATATTGAAAACTTCGTTAATAAGAGACGGGCTGTAGGAGAACTTGGTCATAGTGCAACTCCAACCATTAACTATGATAGAGTGTCCCATATCATTGAATCTATTACCAGAAAAGGCAACGATTTTTACGGTAGAGCATCTATTACAAATACTCCAATGGGCAACATTGTAAAAAACCTCCACGATGAAGGCGTGGTTTTTGGTGTTTCTTCAAGAGCCGTTGGGTCTTTAAGAGCAACCAATGAAGGTGTGAATATTGTAGGCGATGACCTGATGTTCTCAACCGTTGCAGATATTGTTCACGATCCTTCCTGCACTTCTGCCTTTGTGGAAGGCATTATGGAAGGTAGAGAGTGGTATTACGATGTGACCAAGAATGAATGGCTTCTTGAAGATACCAAGAAGAAAATTAACAAACTAGTAGAATCTCGTCAACTTGAAGGGAGAAAACTAGAGTTATTTAATAATTTCATAAATAGTATTTGAGTTGCCCGAAAAGCAATACTTTACTAAATAAGTATAGAATAAACAAATTACAAGGTTTCAAAAGGAGAGATTAAAATGCCTCGTGGTAAGAATCTACAAGAAATGGACGCAAAGAATCCTCAGTCAAGAACTGCAGTAAACAGTGGTGCAAAGCCTGCTGAGCCTATGCCAAAACTAACCACTGGTATTCCAGATGGTCAAACTGCCGGTTGGGAAGACCTAGGCGGACCTACCCCAGAAAACTATAAGAACGACGACGACTCTGCTAAGTTTAAGGACCCCGCCGGTCGCATTTCTAAGGTCAGCGATGTAGTCACTCGCGGAGCAAAGCCCGCCGAACCTACTCCACATCTTGCCTCTGGGGCAGTTAAAGAGTCACTGGATGACGAAGATGAAGAACTCCTAGAAGATGAAGAATCCGAAGAGGAACTTGAAGATGAAGAGGTAGAAGAAGGTGAAGACGAAGAAGTAGAAGTAGAAGATGAGGAAGTCTACGAAGAAGAGTTCAATGTTGATGAGGACGTAAACGCTCTTATGGAAGGCGAAGAACTTTCTGAAGAGTTCCAAGAAAAAGCCCGCACCATCTTTGAGGCTGCTCTTAAGACCCGCGCTGCTCAACTTAAAGAAGCTCTAGAAGCCCAATACGAGCAAGCCCTACTTGAAGAAGTAGAGACTATTAAGGAAGAACTAGAAGAGCGTGTAGATGCTTATCTAGAGTATGTAGCCGAAGAGTGGCTAGAAGAAAACCGTCTCCAAGTTGAGACTGGTATTAAAGTTAAGGTTACCGAGTCCTTCCTAGAAGGTCTTAAGGGACTTTGTGAACAACATTATGTGCAAATGCCTGAAGAAAAGTATGACGTACTGGAAGGTATGGTAGAAAAACTAGATGAAATGGAAGAAAAACTCAACGAGCAAATTGAGAAGAATATCCGTCTAAACCAAAGACTCTCTGAGTCGGTTGCGGATAGAATCCTTGATGAAGTATCTGAAGGTCTAGCGGCCACTCAGAAAGAGAAGCTCGCCACACTTGTTGAAAGTGTTGAGTTTGAAAGTGAGCAAACTTATAGAGGTAAGTTGGAAACTCTAAGGGAATCTTATTTCCCAACTCGTAGAGTAGCCCAGCATGTGGTAACTGAAACCCTATCTGAGGGTTATGATTATTCTCCTGAGTCCGTCTCAGATTCAATGTCACAATATCTCAGAGCGGCCGATATGTTCCGCAAAAACTGATTTTAACATTAATCAAATTCAAAACTACAAAAGGTAAAAAGCAATGTTTCTAAACGAACAATTGCAGAACAAGTGGTCACCCCTTCTCAACTATGATGGCCTTGATCCAATCAAGGATTCTCACCGCAGAAATGTAACCGCTCAACTGCTAGAAAACCAAGAACGCTATCTCCGCGAAGAGCAAGACTTTTCCCGTGGTATGCTATTTGAAGCCCCCACTATTGGCAATGCTGCCGGTACTAGTGGCGGTTTTAGCGGCAGCGCAACCGCTGGCGGCCCAGTTGCCGGTTTTGACCCTGTACTAATCTCACTGATTCGTCGGTCAATGCCTAATCTGGTCGCTTATGACCTCGCTGGCGTACAGCCTATGACTGGTCCTACCGGACTAATCTTTGCAATGCGCTCACGTTATACTGACCAGCGCGGTGCTGAAACCTTCTTTGATGAAGTAGACACCACCTTCTCTGGCCAAGATAGCGGCTTCAACGTTAATGCCGGTTTCACCGATGGTAACGTTGGTATGGGTACTACTAACAATCGTAACAGTGGTTCTAACCCTGGTCTACTTAACCCTGTTGGTACTGCTTCTTCACTCGCATATCAGACCGGTCAAGGTATGCGAACTGGTGATGCAGAAGCCCTAGGCTATGCAACCGGTGACCAATTCAACGAGATGAGCTTCTCTATTGAGAAAGTTCTAGTAGAAGCCAAGAGCCGCGCTCTAAAGGCTGAATACACTCTTGAACTCGCTCAAGACCTTAAGGCTATTCACGGTCTAAGTGCCGAAGCCGAACTGGCTAATATTCTCTCTACTGAGATTCTATCTGAAATCAACCGCGAAGTAATCCGCACCATCTATAAGGTGGCTGAACAGGGTGCTGCAACTAACGTTGCTACGCAAGGTGTTTTTGACCTTGATGTTGACTCAAATGGCCGCTGGTCCGTTGAGAAGTTCAAAGGTCTTCTATTCCAGATTGAGCGCGATGCTAACGCTATCGCTCAGCGTACTCGTCGCGGGAAGGGTAATGTTATCATGTGCTCAGCTGACGTAGCCTCTGCGCTTACTATGGCTGGTGTACTTGATTACACCCCCGCTCTAAACGCTAACCTTAACGTTGATGATACTGGCAATACCTTTGCTGGTGTTCTAATGGGTAAGTTCCGCGTTTATATTGACCCATATTCTGCTAACGTTTCTAACAACCAGTATTATGTGGTTGGTTATAAGGGTACATCTCCTTATGACGCGGGCGTTTTTTATTGTCCTTACGTGCCTCTCCAAATGGTTCGCGCCGTTGGTCAGGATAATTTTATTCCAAGGATCGGCTTTAAAACGCGCTACGGTCTAGTTGCTAACCCCTTCGCTGAAGGTACTAACCAGGGCCTAGGTCGTCTGCAGATTAACGCTAACCGTTATTACAGAAGGACCCTCGTGGCCAACTTAATGTGAGCAAACGCTGACATTTATCTAAAGAGGGCCATATTGGTCCTCTTTTTTAGTGCAAACCAAAAATTAAATTGCCGCAATCGTAGATTTTATTACAGTTTAATTTGTTATCTTCATTAAATCTAGTAAGATAATTTTTATCAACATAGGCATAATTTGGCTCTTCTTCCCTCAATAATTTAAATCCACTTTTAAAAAATACATCCCCCTTTGAATAGCGCCTATCAACGCTAACTAAAATAGAAGTGAAATAATTATTTTTAAAGTGATCTAGTAATTTACTAAACCCACCGACAACATTTATTTCTTTTAAACTACAGAATCTTACAATCTCCCATTCGTAAAAGTTTACTTTTTTTATTTTATTAAAGGTCATTATTGCTACCAATCTATTATTATACTCTAATCCTATTTTAATAAGAGATGTATCTCTTCCTTGAATGTTATTTTGATCTAAAAATTCATTCTTAATTTTATAATCTACAGAAATAATTTTACAATTACGGGCATAAATTTTTTCATTTAAATTGAGTTTGCTTTTTATAATTGATTTAACTATCTCTTTCTTATAGTTCCATTCATCACTAAAAATGTGAATCAACTGAATGTTTTGCTTCTCGCAATCTACAGTTTTAGATAAGTGGTAGTTTGGTCCCTTAATAAGACTTTCCCTTTCTTCCCAAGGTTTATAAGAATGACTATAGAGGCCATTATATTCAATTGCAAGATTATGTTTGGGTAGATAAATATCAAGTTCTCGTCCATTAAGAACAGAACGATTAGAAGTTAAAATCTCATCTTTGTATATTTCCCCAATAAAATCAATAAGTTCTTGCTCTTCTCCACTGACTTTCTTAACAGTTCTTTCGTAAGAGTTTGAGGGTCTCAATTTAACCCCATAACTTTTTAAAGTTCTGGCAATAGCGCCCCTTGTTACATTTAAAGGCTCGGCTATTTGTTGACACGTTAAACCAGAATCGTAAAGATTTACAAGTTTTTCTTTATCATCAATAACACTATAACCTTCTAAATTGCGTATTCTTGAAATTTTAAGTTGTTTAATCCCGTGCTTCTTCAGCCACCTATCAACGGAAACGTGTGAAACGCCCAGTTCATCTCCAATCGTCTCAATGGCTTTCTTAAGCATTATTCTCTGTTCAAACAGCCACTCTTTATTAGAAAGTTTCTCAAGAGCCTCATCAGAAATTTTAGGGGCTCTCCTATGACAGTCCTCATTAAAATACTTGCTAAATCCCTTATCGGGTTCTCTATTAAGACTGGCCCTTCTGCCGCAACCACAACGACAATAAGGCAGTTGTTCTTCTGTTAAGTCGTTCAGAAGAACAAATGCCCGTTGTTTTAGTTTTATATTTGGATAATATCCATCAAGAAAAGATGTTTGATGTTCAATCTGAGTTTTAAGACTAGCATTTGTTGCAATCTTAATAAATTGTCTTCCGTTCCAATTATCTTTAATATATTGTTTAAGAAGTGTCATTAAGATAAATAATTTTGTAGACCGTTATAATAAAATGAAACTAGAAGCTGTTATTGTTTGCGTTAATTATCCAGATTTTTTGGCTCATACTTTACCCAGCACCAAAAATCAATTTGACAAATTGGTTGTCGTGACCGATTATGAAGACCTAGAGACAAAAAGACTATGTGAATATTATAATGTTGAGTGCATTCAAACTAATGCTTTTTATGAAAATGGAGACAAGTTCAATAAAGGGAAAGGAATTAATGAAGGTCTTAAACATTTAGCATTAGATGGTTGGGTCGTTCATCTAGATGCTGATATTTATTTACCACCTCAAACGAGGTCTATTTTAGAAACTATTCCTTTAGATTCTAGTAAGATTTACGGTGCAGATAGATTAATGTGTCCGAGTTATGATGAATGGAAGGAATTTGAAAGCTCACCTAGTCCTATTCAAGATGCCTGGATATTTGTGCATTTAACTCGTTTTCCCGTTGGTGTTAGGGTCTGTGAATATAAAACTTACCACGGCGGCTATGAACCCATTGGTTATTTTCAACTTTGGAATCCTAAAACATCAGGAGTATTTGCATATCCAGACAAACACGGATTTGCAGATAGAACCGACGTTATTCATTGTAAGAAATGGCCCAGAGAAAAAAGAGAACTTCTACCTGAAATTGTATTGATTCATCTTGAAAGTGAGGCAGGAATTGGTCTTAACTGGAAGGGTAGAACAACCGAAAAGTTTTGCTCCAAAAAGGTAGTGCAACAAGAAGAAAAAAATTATAAAATTAAAAGAAGTATTAAAGGTTTATTGAAAGATATTATTGGTAGTAAATATCGTTTAAATTTTTTCAAATACTTATTTAATAAATGTCGTAGATGATTAATCGTTTAAATCAATATCGGGAAAAGAATCACTCAAATTAACATAATAACAAGTACAACCCAAAGGAACTGGAAAATGATTATCATTCCAACCGTGGCCTACAATTAAATCTCCACACCAACAACAGTCTGGGTCAATTTCGGAGCCACATTCTTTGCAAACGATTTGCTTACCCATATAAAGTTTAGTTGGGCGTTGTTAAGTCATCAATAGGAGGGGCTGGTAAAGGACGCCAATGTGTGGGTTGACCAACACCACCCCAATTTGGGTCTATACTAATTACCCATTTTTGAAGCGAATTATTCCAAAAACCTTCGTGCGTCTGCAATGAATACCCATCTTCGTCTGGTGCATAACCTAATAAAATAAAAGGAGTTACTCCAGTTTTATCAGGACTCTTTGGAGCAGTTTCAATCGGCTGCCAACACCCAACAATAAAATCTTCATTTGATGTAGTTACCTGTCTCCAATTCTGACGATAAACATCACATTCATAGACTCCCGGTTCAAACTTTCCGGTACGCAAGACAATTTGTAGGGCAGTTTCTGTTTCTCTATGCAATTTTTGATATTTGGCTTCAAACTCTTCTAAAACATTATCATCCGCATCATCATCGCCAGTTAGAATTCTATGAATGTCCTCAATAACTTGACTGTTACCATAAGGTCTTTTGGGGTCAATTTCTGGAGCACCAAATTCACAATATCCCCATCCAACATACATATTTCTTAATAATTTAATATGCTCCTCGGTTAACGTAAACTTTTTCATAATCAATTCAACTCAATAATTTTGCCATTACCATCGACCCAGGCAAAACTTGGCAAAGGTAGAGTACACAATTGCATAACGTGTGCTCGGCCCCTTTCTGTTGTTTTATATCCATTTAAATTTGTTGTATTGACACCATCCATAAAACAACTCGGTTCAATAAGACCACACAACATTAAATTTCCATAAGATGATTGCACAGCTGGTGTATCGTCTCTTGGATGTGCTTCTGGGGAATAATAGCAATGAAGTAAAACTTCGATTTCGCAAATAGTCATAATTTCATCCGTAAAATAAAGTTTCAGCAAATTTTGATAGAGATTCTTTTAAATCTTTCTTAGCCCACTCTTTATGTTCTACATCATACTCTTTATAGTATGAACAGTCAACTTTTTCATTAATAGCAGCATCAATGTATTCAATAAGACTATCAAAAAACTCTTCTTGTGTTGTCATTGCGCGTTCTCCAAAAATACTTTCTTGGTTTTAGAAACAGCTTCCATCGCAGCTCGTTTACCCTTTAAAAAATAATCATTTTCTTCATCCTCATTCGTATCATCCTCTTCAATATACCATTCAAGATGTTTGAGAAGTTCGCCACACAGATCACGATAATCAGGTTTCATTTGGTTCTCCATACGCTTCTTGGTTAGTAATCTTATCCCTAAAGTAAACTCCCCAAACACCATCTTCTTTCTGAATGTCACAATAGAAGTCAGAATGATTGACATACCAACCAAGAGAAGTTCCATCTTCTGCTGTCATTTCCTTAAGAACAAATTCTCTATTTTCTTCTTTTTGAGGAACTACGGTTGGTGCCGCTTGCTGCTCCATAAGAGATTCTACTTCCTTGGCGCACAAACTCAACAGGTGATGGTGTTGCAAGAGCAGGGTGGCGACGCGATCAAGTCGTTGCCGATAGGTTAGCCCACTGTTTAAGAAAGAAAATGGCGCTCCTCCTTTTAACCACTTCACCAATTCTTCTACTTCTTTCGCCACTTGAGGGTCCGGTAGGTCTTGTTTATTGGGCTTCGGGAGCCTTTTTTCGCGCACTTGACGAAGATCAATATATCCTCGGCTGTCAATTGGTGCAGATAAAAACTGAGCCTCGTTTACTTGATTGCCAACAAAAGGCTGAGATAAGCGACGAATCTCATTAAGTGCTGAAGATTCATCTGCAAATCCAATCAAACCCCCACCGTGGGAAATCATTGCAATACGTTCTAAGACGGATTGGTTGTCTTCAGGGGTATTATTATTGGAACCGTAAT